GTAGGTCTCGTCATGTTTCACTTCCAGCTTGATCACAAGCTCACCGCCGATCAGTTGATCGGTATCAGTGACCTTGGCCAGCCCGATGGCACGCATGATGTTTCCAAGCTCTGTTCTACCAATTTCCTCGGCTTTCGGGTTCGGATTCTTGATGTTGAGATTGCCAAAAACCACTCGTCCCTGGTGCGTCGGGCCAGTGATGTCAAACCGCAGCTTGATGTATTGACCGTTGCCGGCCTTCGTGTCTTTAAGTTCGGACTGCGAGATGGTGGCGGAATACCAGCCAGCCGGCAGCGGCTCAAAGTTATTGTTTCCGACCGGCAGTTCGTTGACGTTAAATTCTTCGATTAAGAAAGCCATGTTGTTACTCCTTAAAGGTGATTTTGAAAGACGGTCGGCCAGGCTTGGCCGTGATTGCTGCTGCGAGTGGGCGAGTAATTGATTCATCTGCGGCCCTCCAAACCGCCATGTTGATCTCAGGCTTCCACCTGAAAAGGTTAGCAAGGTGGTCGGACAATCCGGCTTCAGCGGCAAGCTCTTGCAGCTTCACCGTATCAACCTTGCGGTCAATGCGGCCAGAGACTTTGACCACAAATCCTTCCTGCTCGGCGGTCTCGGTGCTCTCAAAGTCTGGCGGAATCGCCAGCAGCTTTACCATCAGATCCTCAACCTTACGGCGCTCCGTCGTGGCCTTTTCCTCGGCGCTCTTGAAGCCCAGCCACTCGGCGCTCAGGGTTTTAAGGTCGCTCATTTTTTGCCGCCTATCTTGGCAATGATTGCACCCAGATCAGGCGCTTCCCAGGCTTCCAGCTTGCCCGACCGATCTTTGGCCAGCCAGAGACCGTCCGAGTCACACATCAAAGCGCGTTGGGTCGTGCCTTCGGCATCCTTCTCGACCCGCAGGGCAAAGACTTCATCCACTAAATACGGAATCTGCTGAGCAAGTTTGTTGCCAGGCATTGATGGGCTGTAAAGCACGCGGCCCATTTCATCCTGAGACTTTTCGCACTTGGCCGAAAAATAAACATGCTTGCCCTGCAAGTCACGAAACGCACGCATGATCTCAATGACCTGAACTTGCATTTCGCCGTAGGCGGCGCGGCCATCCTTGTTAACGCGCTTTTCATGCGCCAACACAACCTCAGCAATTTCGCTGATTGAATCAATGGCCACTGATTGAAAGCCTTTTGCCTCGGAACTCTCAGCCACCCACATGTAAGCCTCTTTCAACGCCTCCATAGTGTTGACCTCAATAAAAGGTAGTGAGCTGTCACTGATTGACAGCAAACCACCTTCAGCGCTGATGATCACAGGATCAGGCAGCGTTGTAATCAAACTGGTTTTGCCAGCACCAGCCTGCCCGTACACCACAATCTTGACGCCATTGCTATGTGCGTCAGACGTGCTTCGCAATTTAATTGCCATTTCACTCTCCAAATTTGCACCCGTCTGGAAATCAGTTCGGTGCATGGCTAGCATCATACACCTTACTTATGCTAAGATGCAAGCATGAAAGCAAATAAATTCTTACTGATTTCAAAAAAAGAGGCCACAATAGCAGGGCTTCCAAGGTACTTCACTGGCGTGGTTTGCAAGCGTGGCCACCTTGTAGAGCGCAGAACATCAACTGGTGACTGCGTGGAGTGCTCAAAGATAAGACAGCAAACAGATCAAGAGCGACAGTACAAAAAAGACCACTACGAAAAAAACAAAGAGCAGGTTTTGAGCAGGGCAAAAACCAACTATGAAAAAAACAGAACTGAAAAAATTGCTTATGCGGTTGACTACCAACGCCAGAACATTAAAAAGATATATCAACGAAACAAGATTGCGCTTGAGCAAAAAATCAAAGACAGTCCGTGGCTGGCAATGCACTTAAGGCTTAGATCTGGTATCAGCCAAGCATTGCGGCGTACTGGAAATGGCCAGAAGCCAAATCGAACAATGGACATTGTTGGATGCTCGCACGCACAACTTAAAGAGCACATCGAAAAACAATTTTTGAAAGGAATGACATGGGACAACAGAGATCAATGGCACATTGACCACATCACGCCAATTTCCAAAGCAACGTGCGAACAAGATGTTCTTGCGCTGTATCACCTCACCAACCTGCGGCCAATGTGGGCAGCAGACAACATTCGTAAATCAAACAAGGAGATGTTCTTGATATGAGCAACCAAAAAGACAACCAACTCGAAGAAATCAAGACCGCGCTTAAAGACCGGAACTTGACTTCTGTTTCAGAGGCTACAGGCTTGAATCCTCACACCATTTATCGACTGGTTAACGGGAAAGTCACGCCCAATCAATCAACCCTGAATCTGCTTTCAATGTATTTGCAGGGTCAGGCGGTGACACATGGCCAGCCTTGAAAATGTCTTAGGTGGCCCTTGGGCACCACCCCCTGAGAAGCTGGTAGCCCCGCCCGGCGTTCAACTGATTGACGCCATGAAAGCAGCCGGTCTGGAACCGCCAGAGGAAATCCACTTCGACGGGAAGATTCACCGCTTCCGATCTGGCACCAAAGGCTCCCCCGGCCACGGTGACAAGCCCGGCTGGTATCTGGTGTTCGGTGATGGCATCCCGGCAGGGCGGTTCGGCTGCTGGCGTGCAGGGCTGGAAATCACATGGCGTGCCGATGTGGGGCGAAAGCTGACCGAATTTGAGGAAATGGCCCACGCTCGGCGCATCAATGAGTCCAAAGTCCTGCGCGAAGCCGCCCAAGAGCGCCAGCATAAAGTAGCCAGCGAGACGGTCGAGAAAATATGGCTCAGTGGTATAGCCGCCCATCCCGATCACCCTTATCTTAAACGGAAGGGCATCCAGACCCACGGCGTCCGCACCACTGGCGATGGCCGATTGATGGTGCCTTTATACGATGCAGACGGCACCCTGGCCACCCTGCAGTATATCGACGAGGATGGCGGCAAGCTCTATCACCCAGGTGGGCAAACAGGCGGTAAATATTGGATGGTCGGAACAATGGACGAGCCTGGCGTCCTGTTCGTGGCCGAGGGCTTTGCTACCGCAGCCACCATCCACGAAGCCACGAACCGCCCCTGCGTAGTGGCCTACAGCGCCAGCAATCTGGTGCCGGTGACTGGCACACTCCGGGAAATCTACGGCGCGACCCAAAGTATCATGATCGTGGCAGACCATGATTCTTCCGGCGTCGGCCAGCGGTATGCAGAGCAGGCATCGGCCAAATACGGCGCTCGGATGGTCATGCCTCCAATCCTCGGTGATGCCAACGACTACGCCCAAGCCGGGCACAATCTTGTAGGGCTTCTGATGCCAATCAAAGATGACTGGCTCATACCAGCCGATGACTTCTGCGCCCAGCCCTCCCCCATTTCATGGCTCGTCAAGCGCTGGATCCAATCCAAAGCCCTCGTAATGGTTCACGGCCCCTCCGGTGGCGGTAAAACCTTTGTGGTGCTCGACTGGTGCCTGCGCATGGCATCCGGCACCGAGGAATGGGCAGGCCACAAGGTGCGGCAGGGAAACGTGGTCTATCTGGCCGGTGAAGGCCACCACGGTCTGCGCGGCAGGGTGGCAGCTTGGAAGCACCACCACGCCCCAACCGGAAAGATGTCGATGTGGCTCTCAAAGGACGGCTGCGACCTCAATACCCCGACCGGCTATCTGAAGGTGGTCGAGCAGGTCAGGATGCTGCCAAACCCGCCATCCGTGATCGTGGTCGATACCCTGCACCGTTTCCTGGCCGGTGATGAGAATTCAGCCCAAGACGCCAAGACCATGCTGGATGCCTGCAATGCCTTAATGCAGGAGTTCGATTGCTCGGTAATCCTAGTCCACCATACCGGCGTCTCCGAGGAGGCCCAGCACAGGGCGCGAGGATCTTCAGCCTGGCGCGGCGCTCTGGATATTGAAATCTCCATTGTTCCGGGCAAAAAAGACCAGCCCCTCCAGATCGTTCAGCGAAAGTCCAAAGACGCAGAACTGGCTGAGACAATCTATGTCGACCTGCAACAAGTAGCCATTCCCGGCTGGATCGACGAGGACGGCCAGCCCATCACTTCTGCAGTCGTTGTGCAGGCCCAAGCGCCGGCACCAGCCAAGAAGGACAGCAAGATTGACGGCCACCGCAAGACCTTTGAGAACGCTTGGTGGGCCTGCGGTGCAGAAATACGCGACGGTTTGCCCTACGTCAGCCGGTCAGCTTTGCGAGATAAACTGTCAGCCGATGGCCGGAAACCACGCACAATTGAGAACGATTTAAGCGTCGCATATCCCGACAAACTGATCGGCGCACTCATCCTGGCAGAAATTATTAGCCCATTTGAACATGGCTGGATCGTGGTCGATGAAGTCCAATCCAGCGCCATGATGATGCGTAAAGGTGGGCAATCGTGATGCCCCCTAGCCCCCTCAATCCCCTTTTAGGGGGTTTTAGGGTTAGGGGGCAAAACGCTCGAAAAGCCCCCTCCCCTCCCCTCACTCTCTTAAGAGTGAGGGGGCAGGGGGCATCGATGCGGCGGGTTTTGACGGTAAAGTTATCCACAGGCAAATCAAAAATAAAGGACAATTAAGCATGACCACGAACCACACAATCCAGCCGACAAGGTGGAGCTCTGGAAAATTGAAAAGCTGATGCCTGACGATATACCAGCCTGATGCCTGATCCATTCTACGGCACAGCCGCATGGCAGAAGCTCAGGGCAAGGGCCAAGCGTATATGGCTGGCCAGCGGTAAGCCTTGCGCCTACTGCGGCCAGCCATTCAAGGCTGGAGAGCAGATGTTCGTGGACCATATCAAGAACAGGAAGCAGCACCCGGCTTTGGCACTGGACATGGGCAACTTATGCGTCGTCCATCCCAACTGCAACACGAGGAAGTTCCATCATGTTGAAAACAATGATAAAAAGCCCATTAATATCAATGGTCTACCAGATGGCTGGGAGTGATGGGGGCGGAGTGGTGATGGGTGGCGGGGGGATCAGTTCAACAATGGCTCGCTTCACCCGC